CTATAAAATAAATTTGTAATAAAAGGGAAAAGGGACTTTACATTTAGTCCCTTTTCCTTTATTATGATAATATAATGAAGGAGATATTATGAGCGAAGATTCAGTATTAAACTTACTAGGTGCAGATCAACCTGGCCAAATGGCAATGGAAATTGTTCCTACTATTCATCATCACGTAGCAAAAATTAAATTTGGACAAACAGTTGTTGATATTTTAAACGAAGAAGTTGAAACAATATCTAGAAACAGATCATCAAATAAAGATACACAACTTGTTGGTCAGTTGCGACAACACAAAGATTCTGCACAACTTGATTTTGATTTAACTACTCCTGTAGGTGTACAACTAAATTCAGTTTTAAATTCAGTTGCAACAACTTATTTAAATCAAGGATATGGAAAAAATTCATATGCAGATTGTTATACTTGTTGGACTAATCATGCATATGCTGGAGACTACAATCCATTACACGAGCATACTACAAATACTGCTGCAGGCCTTTCTGGTTTTATGTGGCTAAAGATGCCAGAAGAAATGGAAGAACGTAGATTAAATAAGGCAAATCACAGAGTTAATTTTGGTGATTCTGATGGTCAGTATGATGGATGGACTCATATGTGTTGGGGTTTAGGATCAAAAACAGATTTGTATAATTTAAAACTTGGTTCTGAAGAATATGTTCAACCAGAAGTTGGAACTTTATATATTTTTCCAAAATGGTTGCATCACCAAGTATTACCATTTTCTGGAGCAGGAGAAAGACGATCTATTGCTATGAATTGGGATATAATTCAATCAGAACAAGAATTAAAAAGTATCATGAGCCCATTTGAATACGATAGTTTCATTTCTAATATTCCAGATAATCATGATAAATCTATACCACTTGCCCTTAATGTTGGTGGTTCTTATGTAAAGGTTAAATTAGATGAGCAATCTTAAAGATACAATGTTGAGTTCATTAAAAACTCATGCTGAAGGTAATAAAAATATGCATATTTCAAATGTAAAAATATATTTAGAAAATCCTGTTGGTATTGGTGAGCATTCAAATATCATGGAATCTATTGAAAAAGAATTAGATTCAATTTCTAAATATGAAGAACAAATTCAAATTCTTGATAAATATTTTTCAGCTAAATGAAGGAGAAAATAACTGTCAAAAGTTAACTACAAATATAATGAGGACAAAACTTTGTCTGATTTGAAAGATTACATCGACTCGACATATGATGAACACTATAGTACGAACAAGTTTCAAGCTACAGAGTTTATCATTGACGGTGGACATGGTGAAGGTTTCTGTATCGGTAACATCATGAAATACGCACAACGATATGGAAAAAAAGACGGTTATAATAAAAGTGACTTGCTAAAAGTCATCCACTATGGTATTATAGCTTTATACAATCACGATATCATGGAGAATAGTGAAAATGAAACTAAGTAGTCAAACAATCAATGTGTTGAAGAATTTCTCAACCATTAACCAAAACCTTGTAATCAAAGAAGGTAGTAGTATTTCTACTATGTCAGCAATGAAAAACATTATTGCTAAAGCAACGGTAGAAGAAACTTTCCCAAAAGAATTTGCAATTTATGATCTCAATGAGTTTCTATCTGTAATATCTCTTTTTTCAAATCCAGAGTTAGATTTTAAGGATAACTTTGTTCTTATAACAGAAGAAGGTTCTTCTAAATCTTCAACGTATTGGTACTCTGATCCATCTGTTGTTACTACACCAACTAAAGATATTACTATGCCTTCAACAGAAGTTACGTTTGATATTTCTAGTGACACTCTATCAGAAATAACAAGAGCTGCATCCGTTATTGGAGCTCCTGATATGGTACTTGAAAATGGAGAACTTAAAGTAACTGATAAGAAGAATACAACTGCAAATGATTTTACACTTAAGCTTGATGTTCCTAAAAGTGAAGTTGATTATAAATTTTGGTTTAAGGTTGAAAATCTAAAATTATTGCCTGGCTCTTATGGTGTTAAAGTTTCTTCAAAAAAGATTAGTGAGTTTAATAATTCTAATGTTGATGTTTCTTACTTTATTGCTCTAGAACCCGAATCTTCTTATGACGCTTAAAGTTAGGAATTTATATTATGGAAAACTTTTTATGGGTCGAGGAATATCGGCCTAAGGATGTAAGCTCGTGCATACTTCCTAAAAATCTTAAAGACACTTTTACAGAGTTTGTTGAAAGTGAAACTATTCCCAATCTGATATTATCAGGTGGGCCTGGCGTAGGTAAAACAACTATTGCAAAAGCAATGATTGAGCAGATTGGTGCTACCTATATGATGATCAACGGTTCTGAGGAGTCAGGTATTGACGTTCTCAGAACTAAGATCAAAAACTTTGCTTCTACTGTATCACTTGAAGGTGGCAGAAAGTATCTAATACTTGATGAAGCAGACTATCTGAATCCACAATCTACTCAACCAGCCTTACGTGGTTTTATGGAAGAGTTTCATAAGAACTGTGGTTTCATTCTTACTTGCAATTACAAAAATCGTTTGATTGAACCACTACATTCTCGTTGTAGTATTATTGAGTTTAAAATACCAAAATCTGAAAAACCAAATCTTGCTTCTGAGTTCTTTAAAAGAGTTATAAGTATTCTTGATATAGAAAAAGTTAAGTATGATAAAAGGGTTATTGCCGAAGTTATTAATAACCATTTTCCAGATTGGCGTAGAACTTTAAACGAGCTACAAAGGTATGCAATATCAGGTTCTATTGATGCTGGAATGTTGGTAAATATTGGTGATGTTAATATAAAAGAACTTATGGTTGGTATGAAAAATAAGGAGTTTACTAATGTTAGAAAATGGGTTGTCAATAATCTTGATAATAATCCTGTTGATCTTCTTAGGGTTGTTTATGATAATCTCTATGAGTATGTGGATGGTTCTACTATTCCCCATTGCGTTGTGGTATTGGGTGAGTACCAATACAAATCTGCCTTTGTCGCAGACCAAGAAATAAATATGATGGCTTGTCTTACAGAAATAATGGCACGAGCTAAATTTAAATAAAGATTGATATTATGATTGATGATGAAAAACTAAACGAATTATACAACAAGTCGTTTGCAACAAATGTACAACTATCAGAAGAGTATTCTGTACTCGCAGTTGCTGGTGTGTTGTTAGGACAAGCAATGAGGTTATACAAAACAGCATTAAACAAAAATGAGTTTGATGAGATGGTAGAACTTATTAGTGATTCATCCAAAGATGTTAGACCATATGATGAATTTTGTTTAGCAGAAGATTCGACTAAACATTAACAGATTGGATTTTTTATAATGATTGATATATATGATGATGTACTAGAAGAGCATAATGCTATTTTAGTCGATGATGCGATTAAACAGTTAGCTTGGAAGTATGATTATTCATCACAACCAAACAAACCAAACAAACATTGGCACATTCTTTGTGGACATAATGAAATAGAATGTACTGATGCTGGATTTGATTGGGCTCATAGTTTATTTCAAACAGCATTGGATAAGTTTAAATTTACAGAAAAGTATGATGTTGATACTTATCTTAGAATCTACATGAATGCTCATACACATGGCATAGAACCACATTTTCATCATGACGATGGAGATTTTACTATGATATATTATCCACGGCTTGATTGGAAATTAGAGTATGGTGGTGGAACTTATATTGATGGTAAACTAGCAGAATATAAAGGAAATCGTTTAGTTGTATTTGATGCAGCTCTTCTACATTCTGCAATGCCAGTTTCTAGAGAGTGTTACCAATTAAGAACTTGTGTTGTATTCAAGTGTAGTAAAAAAAACAGTAATGTTAGTTTCTTTAGAGATGCTATAAAAGATAATAGTAACAATTTCAAAGTGCAAGTAATAAACTAATGTATGAACTAAAAAACTACCTCAAAGCTATCAACGAAACTAAAGAACCTCTTATGGATGGAGAGGATGAAGAGTGGGAAAAGAAGTATCCACCATACATCGTTAATAAATGTGTGGCTCCTTTTCCTGATACAATCCAATTAGTTAACGAAATTAACCAATTACACCACCTAGATAAGAAACTTCAGTTTGATTTTTTGATAAATAGTCTTAGACCAAGGAAAAGATATACACCTTGGGTGAAGGCGATGAAAGTTGATAATTTAGAGTATGTTAAAGAGTATTATGGATATAGTAATGAAAAAGCAAAGTCCGCTCTTGAAATATTATCTGATGAACAAATTTCTGCCATAAAACAAAAATTAAATAAAGGTGGAAGAAATAATGGAAGATGTTAATTGGACACAGGAGAAGATGTTAGAAGTCAGCTTAAAAGAACCAGATGATTTTTTAAAGGTTCGTGAAACACTATCACGAATTGGGGTTGCTTCAAGAAAAGATAGAAAACTGTATCAGTCTTGCCATATACTACATAAGCAAGGTAGATATTATATTACACATTTTAAAGAGTTGTTTGCTCTTGATGGTAAGGTTGTAAATTTATCTGAAAATGATATTGCTCGTAGAAATACAATTGCAAATCTTTTGAAAGAATGGGGTTTGGTAGATGTTATAGGAACTATGGAATCATTAGCTCCATTAAGTCAAATTAAAGTTTTATCTTTTAAAGAAAAAAATGAATGGCAACTAGAAACAAAGTATAATATCGGTAAGAAGAAAGAAGTTTAATGGAGCAATTCAAGTCTTACATTACAGAGGCAAAAGAAGAACCTTATAAGTTATTGATTCTTTCTCATGATGATCCTTTAGACCCTAATGAAACTGGGCCAATGGTTCGCAAGAAAGCATCAGAGTTAGGTATTGAAGTATATCTTGCTGAGTTTTCTGGTATGTATATGGAAGATAAAGATAAGGATCAACTAGTATATTCTTTTCCTGTAGATGAAAAAGGTAAGGTAGAACTACCCGGCATGAAAGATGATGTTGAGTATGATAAACCTTTTCTTATAAATCCAAAGGATACATTAGTTATGGCAAGAGGCCTTGGTTCTACAGTTAAAACAGGTAATCTGTCTTGGCGAGTTGCTTGTATCAATCTAGAAAAACAAGGTTATACTCTTATCAATCCTGTTAAATGTAGTGATATTTGTAATGATAAATGGTACAACCAGATTGTGTTTCAGCAAAATGATATTCTTACACCAAACACAGTTCTAGTACGTCACGCAGAAGGTGCTGAAGAAGCTGCAGAAAGACTTGGTAATAAGTTTCCAATGATTCTCAAAACTTCTGTTGGGTCTAGGGGTGTTGGTGTTATCTGGATTGAAAGTTTAAAAGCACTTCATAGTGTTATTCAATTACTTCATAGGGAAGATGAGTTTGTCGATGTTCTTCTTCAAGAATATATAAAGACAGACTATGATGTGCGTGTTATTATTGCAGCTGGTAAAATTTTAGGTGCAATCAAAAGACCTGTTGTTGGTGATGACTTTAGGTCAAATGTCTCACAGGGATCAGAACCAGAGTTGCATGAATTAACAGAACGTGAAGCACAAGAGTCTTTACGAGCAGCTGAATCAGTTGAAGGTCAAGTTGTTGGTGTTGATTTTATTCCCGCAAAGAATAGGGATAAAGAAAGTCCCTATTTTATCGAAGTTAATTCTACTCCCGGCTTGATGGGTATTGAAGCAGTGCTTTCAAAGTCTGCTGCAAAACCACTGATCAAAGATAAGGGTCGTAGTATCACCAAAGAAATTTTGAATCTTTATAAAGATCGTAGCTTATGGACAAAAAGTGTCAATACTAGTGGAGTGCATGAAAAATTCAACCATAAGATTTTGGGAGAATTAGTGGGAACAATGGATACAGGAAATTCTGCTGATGGTTCTGTTATTCACGCAGATTCTTATGATATCAACGGCAAGTCTCTAACTCTTAAATTAAATGGCAAAACTCTAACTACAAGTTATTTGGGAGATTATAATTCTGTTACGGGTGCTGGTGAAGAAAAAAGACCAAAGATTAATTTAGACTTAGAATTTAATGGGAAAGTATATAAAGGTTTACCCTTTACAGTAGATGATAGATCAGGTAAATCTACACTTCTTATGAACAAAGATTTTTTAATTAAGGCAAATATAATAATAAATCCCGAAAAAGATTATACTTTTGATTAAAATAATCCTTGACAAATCTTCCTCAAACTGATATACTCTTATAATGAACTTTTATACAAATGTGCTTCAATGGGGCAACCAACTTTTTGTTCGAGCTGTTATTAATGGTGAACGACAAAACTTTAAAATTAAATATCGCCCAACTCTATATTCTCCTGTTCCTGGTAAAAAGACAGGTTACAAAACACTTGATGGTGTTTCCGTATTACCTACTGAATTTGATTCTATCAAGGAAGCAAAAGAATGGGTTGACAGTCATAAGAGTCAACCAGAGTTGGTTTATGGTAACACACAATTTTCCTATAATTATATTGCTGATACTTACAAAGGTCGTATCGATTGGGACTTAGACAATATCCTAATGGTGACTATCGATATTGAAGTTCAGTGTGAGAACGGATTTCCTTCACCCTCTGAAGCTAAAGAAGAGATGCTGTCCATCACAATCAAGAATCATCAGAACAAGAAGATTGTTGTGTTTGGTATCGGTAAATTTAAAACAGATCGTGATGACGTTACCTATGTTGAGTGTGAGAGTGAAACACATTTACTCAAAGAGTTTTTAATATTCTGGGAGAATAATCAACCAGATATTATCACTGGTTGGAATACAGAGTTCTTTGATATTCCCTATATCTGCAATCGTATTATAAATTTATTTGGTGAAGATGAACTAAAACGATTATCTCCTTGGGGTAGTGTTCAACCTAGAGAAGTGTTTAAGATGGGTCGTAATCACCAGACATATAATATACAAGGTATTGCTGCACTAGATTATTTTGATCTATATCGTAAGTTTACCTATCAGGCACAAGAGTCCTATCGACTAGACCATATTGCTTTTGTTGAACTTGGTGAACGTAAAGATGGTAATCCATATGAAACATTTCGTGAATGGTATCAGAAAGATTTCCAATCGTTTATTGAATACAACATTCAAGATGTTGAGATTGTTGACAAGCTTGAAGATAAGATGAAACTTATTGAACTATGTCTAACTATGGCATATGATGGTAAGGTCAACTTCACAGATGTTCTAGGCTCTGTTCGTTATTGGGATGTTCTTATATATAATTATCTAAGAGATAAGAACATAGTTATACCACAAAAAAAGAATACTGCTAAATCAGATCAGTTTGAAGGTGCTTATGTAAAAGACCCTCAAGTGGGTATGCATAAATGGGTGATGTCTTTTGATCTAAATTCGTTGTATCCTCACCTGATAATGCAATATAATATATCACCAGAAACTCTAGTTCCTAATTGTAAACAAGCAAAAGGTCTAGTTGATAAGATTCTAGATGGTGAAGTTAGGAATGATACCGATTATTGTATGACTCCAAACGGTGCATTTTTCAAAAAAGATAAAAGAGGATTCCTTCCTGAGATCATGGAGAGTATGTATAATGATCGTGTTAAATATAAAAAACTTATGCTTCAGGCTGAACAAGAATATGAGGACACTAAAAAACCAAGTCTCCTCAAGGATATTGCTCGATACAACAACATCCAGATGGCAAAGAAAATATCCCTTAATAGTGCGTATGGTGCTATTGGGAATAATTGGTTTCGGTATTTTGATCTTATGGTTGCTACGGCAATTACTTCAAGTGGTCAGTTATCTATACGATGGATTGAAAAGGCTCTTAACATTTATCTCAACAAGATTATTGGAACTGAGAAAGAAGATTATGTTATTGCGAGTGATACGGACAGTGTGTACATCACCTTTGATACACTTGTATCTAAATCTTTTAAAGATAGAAATCCATCTACAGAGTCCATCGTCAATTTTCTGGATAAAATTGCCACTGATAAAATTGAACCATTTATTAATCGATCTTACGAGAACCTTGCTGATACGGTTGGGGCATATGAACAAAAGATGATTATGGCCCGTGAGGTCATTGCTGACAAGGGTATCTGGACTGCTAAGAAAAGGTATATTCTTAACGTACACGATAGTGAGGGTGTGAGGTACAAAGAACCTAAACTCAAGATCATGGGTATTGAGGCAGTTAAATCATCAACACCAGCACCATGTAGAGAGAAGATTAAAGAGGCACTCAAGATCATAATAAACGGTGATGAGAAGATGCTAAATACCTTTATACAGGAGTTTAGAGAAGAGTTTATGACGTTATCACCAGAAGAGATTGCATTTCCACGTAGTTGTAATGGTGTAAAGAAGTTTACCGGAGATTCAAGTTTATTTCGTAAAGGTGCGCCAATGCATGTCAAGGGTGCGATATTGTACAATCATCTGATTAAGAAGAATAAGCTGTCAGGTAAATTTCCCTTTATTCAAGAAGGAGACAAGGTGCGGTTCGTAAATCTAAAACAACCAAACATATATCAGTCTAGCTCATTCTCTTTTATAACTTCTTTTCCAAAGGAACTTGACATTAAGGAAAGAATAGACTATGATGTACAATTCACTAAGGCATTTGTTGAACCGATTCGGTTTATCACAGAGAAGATGAATTGGTTGATTGACGATAGTTATGGAACACAAGGTAGTTTAGAGGATTTTTTTGGATGAGATATAATAGATACACGCTAGATGATCTAGAAAAAAGTGCAGCTCGTAAAAGGTTTACTTACATTTCATTCTTTGCGGGTGGTGGCGGTTCATCTGCTGGTTACAAATTGGCAGGGGGTGATTGTAAATTTGTGAATGAGTTTCAACAAGTCGCAGTAAATACCTATCTTGCAAACTGGCCAGGTACTCCTCATATCTGTGGTGATATCAAGAATGTTACTGGTAAGCAGATTATGGAGATGACAGGACTCAAGGTAGGAGAACTGGATATCCTTGATGGTTCTCCACCATGCCCACCATTTTCTATGTCTGGCACTAAGAAGAAGGGTTGGAACAAAGAGAAGATGGCCTATGGTATGAAACAACAAAATATAGAAGACCTGACATGGGAGATGATACGCATTACAAGAGAGATGAAACCCAAGGTTGTGATATGCGAGAACGTCAAGGGATTGACTATGGAATATGCAAAGCAGCATCT